CAATATCGAAAGGCCAAAGAATGCACCAAACTTAGAAGTAGACATACAGGGCGTTAAAGACTATAGGGCGCAAAAAAGAGCGGAAGATGCAGAGTACGAGAAAAAACAGCAAGCAAAAAATGAGTATGAGCGTTTAAACCCTCCGCCTCCGCCTGAAACCTCTAGCGATGACGATGACGGTGATATCGGCATGGTAGGCGCTCTTACCACTATTGCTGGTGCGTATGCTGCCACTCGATCTTCCTCAAATCACAGCACAAATAACCATGCTACTACTGCAGCAATGACTTCAATTCTGACACAGAGCCAGCAGTCGAATTCACAGCAGTATGCGGTGCAAAATCAAGATCAAGATCAAGACTACGAAAGGCCACAATCAAATACTTCTAATAGCAATTCAGGTGGAGGGAGTTTCGATTATGATAGCAGTCATACCCAGTGCGTGACCTATGATCGGCATCCAAAGCTAGAACATTACGCTCAATATAAAAACACCTGCCCTTATGCGGTTAGTGTTACGTATTGCAGTGTTTTTAAAAATGGCCAAGACAATTGCTCAGGTAGAATTTTCGGAAGTTTTGACTTGAAGCCTGGTGGAACAAACATTGCTGAAGGCTCAGATATTTCCGTCAAGTATATTGCCTGTAAACTTCCATACCGCTCCCTTGGTTCAGAAGTTAAGATCTCAGGCGGTAATCTTTCTGCGCCATGCCAAAAAAATAAATAAATAAATTCAAATATCGGCAACGCTCCAGGAGATTCCTGGGGCGTTCGAAGACGATCAGATAAACAGCGAATTTCGGAAAGCCTCGCCCGATCATGCCGCCCCGCTTCGGCATGATCGCGGCATGACAGAAGCCGCCCGTTACTACCGCGAAATCCGCAAATTCTCCTCCTCCCGGCAAGCCTGGCAGGAGGCGATTCGTTACGACTCCTTTCCCGACGAAGAATGGGATTTGACGTTGGTGTCTCAGCGCGTCTAGTTCCGCAAGAATGTCCCACTGATCGCTCTCGCTCAGATCAGCGAAGTCGCATTCGCTTTGCTCTTGAGCCGAAGCATCCAGAGCGGCCTGCTGGCACTCATAAGCATCCGCATAGAACTTGGCCGGGCTGAACCACATGTCGCCGCCGTCGTGATCGACGATGCAGGCTTGGTCGGGGTTGAAGTCCAAGTCGTAGCCCGTATCGACTCGTCTGGTCTGCACCGTGAAAATGGCCGCGGAGGTGCAATGGTTGCGCACGCCGGCTCCCACGCAGTCATGTTTGAGGCGCTTGACGAAGTCGGTCCAAGTGTCTGGCGTGAGCGGATGACCGGTGGCCAAGCTCGGAATCGGCTCGGCCGGTTTGTTTTCTGTGGGCATGGGGCGTCCTATACCGGGGCATGCCCGGACTGTAGAGAGTGGTGAGGGATCAGCTACAGTTCAGCGATCAGCCAATGGAGAGCTCTATGGATTGCTTGGTTTGCGGAATCGATGCGATAGAACTGGAATCCGGTCTGGATGGAACTGAACTTAGATGTCCGGATTGCGGGCACTTCGGAGTGTCGGGAAGTCTTATTGCTGTACGGCGGGGCAGGAACTTTGATGTCGATCAAACACGGTGGTGGTTAGAGCGGAGGCGTGCAGCATTCCCCGACCAGCTTCCGGTTATCTCAGAAGCTTTTGTTTTCTGGGGCCTCTGATTAGGCCGCCAACCTCTGGTAAAGCTCGATGATGTCGGCAGCATTCGCGCTGACTAATGCTTCGGCCTCATCCGGGCAAACGCTGTTGCCGATCAGTCGGACCTGGTCCGTTTTGTTGATGTCTCGCCACTCTTCGGCGCCGGTTACCGGATCGACGAACAGGCCGCGGTCGATGATGTAGTCCTTGTCGAAGCCTTGCGCTGCCTTCAACTCTGGTGGCTGAAGCATGCGGAGCGTGATATCCACCAGCACATAGCCGCCGACCATGACGAGGTCCGCCGGGTCTTTGAAGTGCTCCGGCAGATGTTCGTGCATGAAAGCGGCACAGCGGCGGGCGCCTTCCAATTGCTCGGGCGTCAGCGTGTCCGGCACCTGCACCACCTCGACTAGCGCGACCCGGTCCTTTGTCGGCAGGGTGTGCATTGGTTCGGTGAGCGATATGCCGTCCTTCTCGTTGCCGTAGTACTTCACCAAGTAGGCGTTGACCAGGCGCTGATTGGCGCCGGATTGGCAGATAGTCGAGATCGGGTCGTAGGCCGAACGGCCGTCGCCTTTGTAATACCCGCCATTCGCCTGTTCGAAGAACGCAGCGACAACGGCCTGTTCGCCGCGGTTGGCGCCGGTGACCGTGCGCGCCGGCTCGTCCAGTGAGTAACCGCTGCGATCACCGTGATGGGTCAGGTGGGTCAGGTGCCCAGCGACCATGGCAAAGTGACCGCCTTTGACCTGAGCTACCTGCGTGCGAAGTGGCTCCTGCAAATCGAAGTTGCGCTGCGATGAGCCGTTGGCGCACTCGGTGAGAAATGGCGCTGCGACTGGCTGCACCAGCGCGTGATGCGTGCCGCCCGCGCTGATGGTCGATAGCGCCTCGTCGACGCCGTGCGTGCTGGTGTGCGCTTGCGATGTTCCGCGCATCGGCACAATGAATGGCTTCGCGCTGGTCAGCACATGACGCCAGCAGCCCTTGGCCACGCGGCGCATGGTGTTCACCGCCATCGGCTTGTCACGGAAGATCGTGCGGCCGAGATTGCTCCAGTCGATGCACTCAGCAGCGGTACGCCAAGGCTGCTGCTTTGCCGCCGGCACTTTGTGGCGGGTTGGTGCTGGCCAGACGATCGGCTTGCCGTCGCTTCGGGCCACCAGGTACAAGCGCTTGCGGATCGTCGGGGTTCCGGCGTTGGCTGCGATGCGCTCGCGCCATTCGACGTTATAGCCAAGGCCGCGCACCAGTGCTTCCATCGGCACGAAGTCGCCAATCGACTCAAGAACCTCGGGCATATCCGGGTGATCCGCTGCCAGCCCAGTGCTGAGCGCGGCAATGAAGGATTTGAAGGTGCGCCCGCGCTCGGCCTTGATTGGCTGGCCTTCCTCATCGATTGGCCCCCAGTCGCAGAACTCTTCGACGTTCTCCAGGAACATCAGGCGTGGCCGGGTTGCATGAGCCCAACGCACGACTACCCAGGCCAAGCCACGAGCACCGCGATCACGTGGTGCGCCACCCTTGGCCTTGCTGTGGTGGCGGCAATCAGGCGAGGCCCATAGGATGCCAACCGGCTGGCCGCCGGTAGCGTGGACCGGGTCCACCTCGAACACATCGGCGACGTAATGCGCAGTCTGCGGGTGGTTGGCGCGGTGCACAGCCAGGGCGATCGGGTTGTGGTTCACGGCTACGTCCGGCTCCCGGTACGCCCGGGCAATGCCGGTACTCGCGCCGCCACCACCAGCGAACAGATCAACAACCAGTTCCTTTTCGAATGGCAGGCCCATGCTTGGCTGACGGTTGATGAACTGAGGCAATTTCTGTTGTGCGGACATAGGGGATCCTCACCGGTATAGTTCCGGGATCTACAGGGGAGTGGGTTATGAATTGGGAGTGCGTTTCGTACTGGATCGAACATCACCCGGGGCTGGCGTCATGGGTGCAGGCTGTTGGATCTATAGGAGCGATACTTGTAGCGGTGTGGATCATGAGTAAGCAGCATTCGAGGCAGGCAAAGCTGGATCATGAATCCACTCAGGCCGACTACGACAAAGCAGCCGCTGTAACTGAGTACATATCGAAATACCTGATAGAGACCGCAGAGTCTCTTAGGATAGATAGGTCGTTCGAGGCAGTTGACTATGCGAAAGTTACCGTGGACTCAATGATCATCACGCTGTCAGAGATGCCATTTCATCTGTTCGAGGACACAGAGTCTGCTATGGCTTGGGTTGAGACTCGCGCATCGGCGATGAGATTTCGTAGGAACCTTGAGACGCTGACTATTAATCCAATCCGCTAGATCATAAATCCCGCCTTCAGCGATTGGTAAGGCCGGGGCAGGGAGATGCAAGATGAGCGAAGCTGCTCAGAGAATTGCAAAACGAACAGGCTACGCAATATTGTGGCCGCTACTTGTTGGGCTGCCGGTGGCTTTGTTCGCTGGCGGCATAGATGTGCCAATTTTCATCACTGTCGCCACGCTGTGGCTGATAGTTTCGTTTTTTTTGATAATTGGTCCAGAAAGCATTTCTGAAATCACGGTCTGGAAGGCTTCAATTAAGACTGATGTCAGGGCTGCCAAAGAAGCCAAGATTGAAGCGGAGGCGATTCGAGATGAGCTGCGTAAGGTGGCTCGGCTAAATATTGAAAACGTCTTCCTGCTCCAAAGTCTGTTATCGGGATTCTATAGTGGCAATAGTGGTAACGGAAAGTTGCCTCCAGCTTTCGGGCACGTTACAAAAAATCTTGACGAAATGACGCCCATAATTTCATCCGACCCAGCTCTTGTGGCAGCGTGGCAAGAGAGAATGAGAGAGGTGATTAGGGCCGAGTAGCTGAAAGGCCCGTGATCAATCGTCGTGACAAATTCGCAGTGCTTCGCGGTTGTAGGCGAGCTCAAGTTTGCGCGACACATTTTCGCTGATCGTTATTTCGTGTCGCGGCGGGGCCAGCAGGGGTGCGGACTTTTGAGGCCCTAATCCATGAAGATGATGAATCATCAACGTGATGGCCTCGCCCTGTTCCTCGATGCCGCTCCAAGCCATCAGCTCAGCCAGTGCCTTCCGGGTGCCGGCCATGCAGTGCAGCCGGATTTCTTCCTCGCCGCGAGTCTTTCGCCTCGCTGCGGTCTTTGCCGATCGATCTTTCTGCGCGGCTGCCATTGCTGCACTCCTTTAAATCGCTGGCTGGTAGATCCAGCCATGTCTGTCGTTTGCGTTGTTGCACTTGGTTGCTGATGCGTCTCATGCTGCCCTCTGCTGATTCCAGACACCCACGGCGTCGAACACCCGGGCGGCTTGCTCTTCAGTCAGCGATATTTCGGCGGGAATGGCGATCCAGCCCGAAGCGACCCGATGATTCGGATTGCTCTCGGCAACCAGGTATTTGTAGGTTTCCTCGATCACGTCTTCGAGGTGCACGGCCAGATAGTTGCCTTGGGGAGCAACCTCTACTGATTTAGTGTAGCGGTGCCCTCGCTGATCGCGACACTGTACGCTGAGGTAGATCGTCCAGCGGTGGGCAAAGTCGCAGACAGCATCGGCGATGCTCTGACCGGGCGGAATGCTCTTGCAGTTCTTCCAGTTGACCATGCCCTGGCGTCCGCTGGGATCGATGTTTACCACCGCGACATGGTTGGTGCTCAGCAGCGCTCGACACGATCGCTCAATCCGCGCGCGCATATTGTTGGGCTTACGCTTGCTCATAAGGAGTCCGCCATTTTACGAAGAGCCTTGCGATCGGCCGGAGACAGCGGCTTGGGGCGCCGCTTGAGTACCGTTTCAGGGTCTATTTTTCGTGAGCGGGAAGGCGGCAAAGGATTGTGCGGCGGGCTTTTCAGTTGAGCGATCAGCCCACCGGCGGCCAGGTATTGGGCTACCCGGTCATTGATGGATTCCGCGGTTTGTCGCTGTTGTTCGATGAAGTTGAGGTGGTTGCTAATCATGCTGACTCCCTCGTTGTGTTCACATCCTTCCGGATTTTCTTTGCGGCGACCAAGCCAGACTGGAGATTGTCGAATCCGTGCATGATCAGCCTCCTAATCGATAGGCTTGCGCTCGAGCTTTGTCCGCGACCTCATCAACCATGCGATTCAGTTCCAGGTTGAACTGGACCAGCTCTTTGTGAAGGTTGGCGATGTAGTCTTCGTCGCGGTAAATCGTTTCGATGTAGAGCTGACACTCTTCATCTTGACGAGAATCGAACGACAGAAAGTCCCACCATTTCCGTCCCGTAACGAACATGCAGCCTTGGACCTGTGGCATGTGTTCCTCGGGCATGCCTTCGAGCCAAGTCTTGACGTGTATCGCCTCGTTGAAAGGGCACTTCGACTCGGTGCCCCCGTCATCGTTGATCAGGCCGTCTGGTGAGCAGCCGAGCCAGTCGTACTTTGGGTGGACAATGAACTCTGACGGTATGACGATGTTGCCGGTCAACATTTCGTAGGCGTCCTGAGCCTTCTGTTCTTCGGTATGGCCCCACTTCATTGAAGCGCTGCTGACGTTGTGCTTGGACTTCTTTGCCAATCGCTCGAAGCACAGTTCGCGCATGTATGAGGTACGCG